CCTCGCTGGTGTGCAGCCGATGTCCGGTCCTACCGGTCTGATCTTCGCAATGCGCTCCCGCTATGACAACCAGTCTGGCACCGAGGCATTCTTCAACGAGCCCGATTCTGCGTTCTCCGCTCAGAACTCCGCTGCGTCCCTTTCTCAAGGCGACTACACCGGAGCAACTGACGGCGGCACCTCTGTCGGTTTCGGTACAACCGCTCAAGCAGGCACCAACCCTTCGATCCTCAACGGTGGTGCAGCTAACGCTTACAACACTGGTCAAGGTTTCAGCACCCAAGCTTCTGAAGCTCTGGGCGATGCTTCCTCGAACGACTTCCGCGAGATGGCGTTCAGCATCGAGAAAGTCTCGGTGACTGCTAAGTCTCGTGCCCTGAAGGCAGAGTACAGCCTTGAGCTTGCTCAGGACCTGAAGGCGATCCACGGTCTGGATGCTGAAGCGGAACTCGCTAACATCCTCAGCACTGAGATTCTTGCTGAGATCAACCGCGAGATCATCCGTACCATCTACAAGGCTGCTAAGCCTGGTGCCCAAACCAACACTGCCACCTCTGGCGTGTTCGACCTCGACACCGACTCCAACGGACGTTGGATGGTTGAGAAGTTCAAGGGTATGATCTTCGGTCTGGAGCGTGACGCTAACGCAATCGCCCAAGAGACTCGTCGCGGGAAGGGTAACATCATCCTTTGCTCCGCTGATGTTGCCTCTGCTCTGACCGCCGCTGGTCAACTGGACTACACCCCTGCTCTCAACAGCAACCTGAACGTTGATGACACCGGTAACACCTTCGCTGGTGTGATGAACGGTCGCTATCGCGTCTACATTGATCCTTTCGCTGCCAACCTCAGCGCCGATCAATACTACGTGATGGGTTACAAGGGTTCTAACCCTTATGACGCTGGTCTGTTCTATTGCCCCTACGTGCCCCTGCAAATGGTGCGTGCCGTTGGTCAGGACACCTTCCAGCCCAAGATCGGATTCAAGACCCGCTACGGCATGGTCTCGAACCCCTACGCTGAAGGCACTACTCAGGGTCTTGGTCGTATCACCGCTGGTTCCAACACCTACTATCGTCGGGTCAAGGTCCAAAACCTCATGTGATCACGGTTCACATATTTACAAGGACCCCTTCGGGGGTCCTTTTTTTATCTAAAAAAGATGAAGACATTCAAGCAATTCAGAGAAGCATACTCTGGTCGGGAAAGACAAGACCATGCTCCCAAACCAACTGGTCCTGTTGACCGTAAGTTGAAAATCGATTATGGTGATGGCAAGAAAAAATATAACATGCCAATGCCTAGTGGCAATTTCGTACCACCGAAAACCATAGACGTTTAGACTTGTAAAGAAATTACAAATGTTAGTGAACTAACACAAACAAGACTATATACTGAGCATTACGGAGATGCCATGAAGTGAAAGCCCAGCAATGTAGTCTCTAATGAATTCTTATGCGTAATTTACTCTCAAGCAACCAGTTGACTGAATGGGGTCGTTTAGAAAAATCGGTGGAAAGCCTAGAGGAAACTGAAGCGAGGATGACTCTATTGAACGACTACTATGAGTGTCTGATTGAATGCGACGAGACACAGGGATCGTGCAAAAGGATTTGCAAAGAGATTCTCATGTAACCCCCGCCCCCACCGGGGGTTTTTTTTATACATATGGTAGAATGTCATTGAATTGGATTTGCTATGCAGGATCAGAACAGTGTGCCCGTCGATTCCCAACAGGACAAGTGGAATCGAGCAGTAGATTTGTTTATGGAATCTGTTCACAAACCTGACAACACTCTCCGTTCATGTGCCCACAACCAAAAGTGCTACAACGAACTCATGAGCATTCGTGAGATGGTGTTGGAGTACGTCAAAACGCTACACGTATGATGCCCAGAAACGCTGTGACTAAAGACGAACTCAACTGCCGAGTTCTAAAACTGAAGAACGAACTGTACAATGGTCAATGGACCGCCCGCAATGCTGACTGGCATGAGGGTGCTCATACGATGCTCAACCGTTGTCTAGATATGCTCCAAGAGTACAAGGCATAAATAGCTCGATAGATAGTCTATGAGCAGTGTCTGAAACTCGGGTCAGGAGTGCAACTCCACCATATACACTGAACGAACCCAACAACAGGAATTTCCTGAGTATTGTTGGGTTCAATTTTATTTTGAACAGATGTCCTAAAGTTGACTTCTATTGCAATCGTGCAAACCTCCCTACAATCTCACTAGGGACTGCAAACCAATCCACGTATCTCAAGAACATTCCTGTTCCTGGAGACAAACTGGAGTACGAAGATCTGCAATTAGATTTTATTGTTGACGAGGACTGCGAAAACTATCTACAGATCTACGACTGGATCACAGGACTAGGATACCCAGAGTCCTTGCAACAGTACGACGATCTAAAAAGGAACAGTAGGTTCTATCCAGCAGAAGATGCTCCGTTCAATGAGCGTTCTGATGGAACCTTGGTAGTTCTGAATAGCAACTATCAACCCAGTCTAAGGGTTGTGTTCAAGGATCTATTTCCTGTATCATTATCTGGCATTCCGTTTAGTGCCGTTGAAACTGAGGAACGATATTTTACCGCTACGGTATCATTCAAGTACACCATTTATGATGTGATCGATGTCAATGGAAAGAAAGTCTAATCCCTGTAATATTGAAAATATTCAGGAGATGTGGAAAAAAGATTCGGTGATGAACCAGGATGAACTGGACACCGAGTCTTTGAGGATTCCTCAAATACACGCCAAGTATTATGAGATATATAATACAATACTTCTGATGCGGAAGCAGAACGAGCAAACTTATAGCACGTTACTGCTGGAGAGAAGAAAATTTTACACTGGTAAGGCGACTGCTGCTGTATATGAGGCAGAACCATTCCCTTACAAAATCAGAGATAAGGATGACCTCAAGTTATATCTTGAGTCTGATGAGAAGTTATCGAAAATCAAACTAAAGATCGAGTACTTCGATACGATGCTGAAATACTTGGAAGAGATTCTGAGGCAGGTGTCGAACCGAACGTATCAGATAAAGAATGCGATTGAATGGAGAAGGTTCTCTTCAGGTTATGGCTGATCTTGTTATTAGAAAAAAGAATGAAGTCTTCCTGGTCGTAGAGTGTGATCCACACATTCAATACGAACTACAAGATCAATTCACGTTTGATGTACCTGGGGCAAAGTTCATGCCTCAGTACAGGAGCAAGTATTGGGATGGCAAAATACGTCTGTTCAATATCCAGAAGCGTGAGATCTACGTAGGTCTGCTGGATAAACTGTGCCAGTTCTGTAAGAGATACGCATACACGTTTGAGTTCGAGAATTCCAAGCACTACGGTCTGCCATACCAAGAAGAGGATGGCATATCCAAAGAGGGTATCAAGGATTGGTTGACTAAGATCTCGCGGCATAAACCTAGGGAATATCAGATAGACGGTGTATACGATGCATTGGTTAGAAGGAGGAGACTGCTAATCTCTCCTACAGGATCTGGCAAATCTCTAATGATCTATGCGGTCACCAGATACCATACTGCCAAGCAAAGAAGAATTCTAATCATTGTCCCCACAACATCTCTTGTAGAGCAGATGTACAAGGACTTTGAAGACTATGGTTGGGATGCTGAAAGTTATTGTCACCGCATCTACGGTGGCAAGGAGATGAACAGCGATCTTCCGATCATTATATCAACATGGCAGTCAATTTACAAGCTTGACAAAAAGTGGTTCAGGCAGTTTGATGTGGTCATAGGTGACGAGGCACACAACTTCAAGTCCAAATCCCTTGTAGGGATCATGGGCAAGATGTATGACACCCCATACCGATACGGGTTCACAGGCACCCTAGACGGCACACAGACGCACAAGTGGGTGCTAGAAGGATTGTTCGGTCCATCCTACAAGATCATCAATACCAGCGAACTGCAAGAAGCAGGTTATCTTGCTACACTAAACATCAAGGTCCTACTGCTAAAGCACGAACCTCAAATCTTTGAGAGGTATGAGGACGAAGTTCAGTATCTCATCGGTCACGATAAGAGAAACAACTTCATCAAAAACCTAGTGTGGGACATAAAAGGCAACACCCTGATTCTATTCAGTCGTGTTGAGGCACACGGAGAGGTCCTTTACAACCTGATAAATAGGAGTGACCGGAAAGTTTTCTTTATCCACGGAGGCGTGGACGTTGAAGAAAGAGAATCAGTACGGAGTATAGCGGAAACAGAATCGAACGCTATTATCATTGCATCATTCGGTACATTTTCTACCGGGATCAATATCAAAAATTTACACAACGTTATCTTTGCTTCACCTAGTAAATCTCGAATTAGAACATTACAGTCAATTGGACGAGTTCTGAGGAAAAGTGACTCTAAACTAAAAGCAACTCTATACGACATAGCAGATGATTGTAAGAAGAATCAGAGGCAAAACTATACTCTGAATCATCTTATCGAAAGAATCAAATACTATAACGAAGAGAAATTCAACTATGACATCATCCAAGTCAAGATCTAATGAACCCTATGATGAATTTCTTGCTGCCATCAAGATGGTAAGTGGAGAGGAGATCCTGTCCGCTGTAATCGTCAATGCAGATGATGATGAGAAAATTATCCTAGAGAATCCTGTTGTATGTGAAGAGGTTCGCACCCCTGGTGCGAATATCCCGTTGGGATATAAATTTGAACCTTG